TCGTCAAATGCCTGAAGATAAGCTTGCCGTGCTAGTTCAATATTTTGATTTAATTGTTTTTCACTTGAACCTACACTACGAGAGGCAATATTATTTACCTCATCTTCTTTTTTATTTAAGTTTTGTTTAAGCTCTTCGTTTTGTCGAATAAGCTCATCAATCTTTTCTTCACGCTCTTTACGCTGTCGAATCAGTTGCCTAATCCTTTTTTCAGCGCCTTTAGTTTCAATGCCTTCTAGTTCTTTCGGCTGTTCAGGCTCAACCTTTTGTTCAGGCTGTTCTTCTTCTTGTGCCTGTACTGGTTGCTGTTCTTCTTCTTGTGCCTGTACTGGTTGCTGTTCTTCTTCTTCTTCTATTTCAAAATCAACTTCTTTTTTATCTTCAGAAACTTCAATAGTTTCCCATCCATCATTTTCGTTACTCATTTTACTCTCCGTTGTTAACGACACAAACGATTACGTTTATATTATTATATCACAAAAGTTCTAATTTCCCAAATCAACTAGAGCCTTTTCCTAAATTAAAAGTTGGATCAAGGTCTTTAGGGTCTTCTACTTTCATGATAATTTGATCATCAAACAAGAGTATAAGACGCACACCCTTGTAAAATAGTTTAGTTCCTGCATGTTTACCATAGCATACATAGTCACCTACATTACACCATGCTCCAGCAGGAAACTTATCTTTATCCATATATGCCAAGTCTCCTAACGCTAAAACCTGTGCGACAGTGGTGAGATAAGACATATCATCTTTAGTTGAATCCGGTATGAGAATACCGCCTTTAGTTACACTCTTTACTGAAACGGGGCGCACTAAAACGTGAAATCCCGGTAGAGTGGGTAGTGGGCTGGGATCGGGGGCGTCATCCTCAGTTATCCACATATCATTTTTTAGTGCGCCACCTAAACCTACTTGTTGCATTGTTAGTTTTCGTCCTCCATATAAATACGTTTTTTAATTATTTGTGTTAAGTTATCTCTGGCCCATTCAAGACTAGAGATAGAACCAACAATCTGACGGTAATGTGGATAGTCTTCAGCAGACCCATTACCTAGTGTTACCCTCAGATTATTAATCTCATTATTAAACTCAGTTATTACTTCGTCCCAAATGTCCATACTCAGTTATAGATGGTGCTTTTGCGAGAAGGTTTAATTGGTTCTGGCGCTTTCCAAGAGTCATCTTCCCATTGGTTTAGCTCACTACGAATAGCACGACCACCCGTGATATCTTGAGCATAGGCATCGCCATAACCTTTCTGAGTATCCTTTACATGAAAAGGGTATCCTTTACCTTTCTTCATCATCGCTTATCTCCTTAATTTGTTCACTGGCAAACTGCGTAAGATTTTCAAGCGCAGCCATATCCATTTCTTTATCATCGTCCATTTGTTTTCTTAACATATCAGCAGCAATCTTTGCTTCTTCAATTTCTTTACGTGTACTTAGTTCAGCTTCTTTCATTGCTTCTTTAGATTCACGATTAAGCTGAGATTGAGTTTCTCTTGAGTTAGCTGTTGCAGATGCTTTCAGCATTTCAATAATCTGTGCAGTCTCCTTGATTTCAAGTTCTTTGTTTTTAATTTCAAGTTCTGCTGCATCTGTTACTGTGTCAGACTGAAGTTTCTGTTTCTCTAGCTCAACCTTTGCCTGCTCAAGAGCAACAAGTTGCTGTTCTGGCGATTGTGCCTGACCTGCCGCTTTATTAGCATTCATTACCTGTTGTGCCGCCTGTGCCATCGCCATCTCAACAACATTAGGATTGCCAGCTTGATCAGGAGCCTGTTTCATAAGTTCTTCAGAAATACCAACCATTTGTTCTTGGTATTTCATCACAGAGTGTTCTTGAATGTTTGCCTGAAGTATTGGAGTAATTCTCTGCATGATTGGATTCGCACCATTCATCGGGTCTTGAAGATACGCCATCTTTACCTGCATATGTGCATCATGATTCTGGCCGGGAAAGGCTGCAATCGGTATACCTTTCGTCGCTGCCATAATATCTGATACAGGATCAAGCGGTTGCGGTTCAATCTTAGGCGGAAGTATCTCATCCACGTTTGGCATATTGGAAGCATTAAGAATTGTCCTATTCAGGGCTTCCAGATTAAACATACCCGGTGGTGATTGCTGCGCCATTTGCAGCGCCATATTTGCCATCATCATACGATGTGCGTTGCTAGGAATGTTAGGATCAGATACGGGAATAATATCTATGCGACCATCAAAGTCATTCTTGAAAATGCTACGATCTTCATAAGGAACATCATATGGATATTCACTGGGAAGATAGTCATAGTCAATACGAGCAAGAATGCGGAACTCATCTTTTTGAGACTTGTGTAGCCGCTTATGAATTGCTGTAAAGAACTTGCTGCTTGCTTCAAGCAAAGCCATAGTGGTGCCAACGGGTCCATAGGAGGCAGCATCGGAGATAACTTGCTCCGTGCTGTCCGCAAACTTCTGCCCAGCAGTAGCTACGAAATTCAGCATCTGGAATAGAGTAGAGGAAGGCTCCTTGTAGGGAAGGGGAATAATAGCCTTTGATAAATCTACACCAGTTGCCTCAACCTCCTTGAACTCGCCGGGAGCGATAGGATCATTGTCACCAACCATCCTGACCCCCTTGGCCTTAAACCCTCCCGGCAAATTGGCAAACTGTCCAGCATCTATGAGGGAACGCATAGCTGCCGTTGCACTCATTGTTAGATTGCCAAGGAAGTGAATAAGACCCAATCCATAAAAACCAAAGCCGGGAACAAATCTATAATGCACAAAATGATTTACTTTTTCTTTGTTCACGTCATCTTGCTTATAGTTTCTACGAATACTCAGCACCTGTCTAGACTGCTGTTCAACAGTTACAATGTATGGACAGGCTTCTTCTTCATCTTCAATATTAAGATAACAGTGCTGTTCCAAAAGAACATACTGCGGATCATGATCTGACATGGGAGACAAACCAATAATTGTATCCATCTTTTCACTGAAGGAAGTACTGGGATAAGAAGCAGGAGAACCAAGCTCAACATCTCCATATACACCAGCCCTTATATCTCGCTGCATTTCTACAGGACTGCGATAGATTACATGTGTATAGCGATCCGCATTAGAAAGATCAGTTGCATAGTAAGACACATAAAACTGATCAATAGGAATAAACTCTGACTTGGGACGCTTCACAGTGGCATCATAGTATAGCTTCTTGAATGCAGAACCAATCAGCGGTAGATGGAACAGCATTCTTTCAAACTCATCAAAGTATTCAGGCATCTGCTCAGTAAGCTGATAGTTCATAAAGTTCTGAACACGATTAGCCTGTAGTTCTTTTTCTGTGCTTGACTTACCCATGATCCTTGCTTTAACAGGACCATTAGCAGGAAACAATTCACCAGATGCTTTAGACTGAAACTTAACTGCCGACTCAATAAGTAGAGGATGTACGGCGGTACACGCACCCTCAAAAGGTTCTGATCCCTGCTCAAGCTTTAGCCCTAGCAGATCAAAGCCACGCTCAAACATGGACTCCCACTCTGCACGGGAATCTTTATCAGCCTCAAAGTTTTCTATTACATCTGATGCTATTTCTTCTAGTTCATCTTCGTCCATATCCTCTGCCATATTGCCATACCATTCAGCAATATCTTCAGAGGCCATCATCTCAACATTCTCAGAAAAGTCTACAATAACACCACCATCTTCAGCAACCTCAAAGGTAGCATCAATGTCTTCCGTCTCAGGAGCAAGAGGAACTACATTTGTTTCTTGCTCTGGTATACGATCAAAAGGATTACGTTCTGTTGCCATTATGCGATTCCTAACATTCTTTTAGCGGCATCTTCGTTAATGCCATAAATATTTGCTATACGACTTACTCTTGATGGTGGTGTTATATCTCTAACAGGAAAAGTTGGAGAAGGTGTTTCAATAACTTCTTCTTTTTCTTTTATAACTGGTTTTTGTACAGGTAGTGGTGCTATTGGTTCAGAACCACCAAAACCTAAATCATAATCACCAATCGTACCAAAACCAGTAACTCCTACGTCTGTATCTGTTGGAGTAGACATTTCGGCTGATGAGCTTAGACCTATACCAAATGAACCGGGAGCCATCGTATCTTGTTCAGGACCAAAAACACCAGAAGCTATTTCTGCAAAAGATGGAATACCAAGATCGGGTGCCTCTGGAAGATCAATGCCCGTTGCCTCTTCAAACATATCTGCCACATGACCAACGACACCTTTACCCGTTCCTGATAATGCAATATCAGTTAATGCGCCCATAGGACTTCCAGTAACTGCTGTTTGTGCAAGAAGACCAGCACCTAATGCAAGCCCTCTATATGATTCAGCCTCGGCAAAAGCTGCTTGCGGTCCTACTGGAGCATTAAGATCAAAACCCATAGACTGTACATCTGATATTGAGACTTGCTCTTCTCTGTTATTAGCTGTAGCATTATATTGAGCCATAGCTTCTACTGTTGTAAGACTAGGATTTTCTTTAGCAAATTGTTTAAAGAAAGTTAAATTTAGCGGCGCTGAACCAGCACCTGTTGCAAAGTTAGGATCATAGTTTTTTCTAAGTACTCCAAATGGAGTACGTGCTTCAAATGGGCCTCTATAGCCTTGACCAAAAGTTTTAAATCCCTCGTCTTCTAATTTATTCATTTGTGGAATACCTAAAAGATCAGGAGAAAAAAATCTCGCATCTAAAAT